AGTCGCCGGCGATTTCGGCGTCGGTCTGACGGTTCGGGCCCGAGACGTAGGAAGATGCACGAATAGCCATTTGCAGAGTCTCCGAAGGGATGGTGGCAACGTGGCGGGCGCGACAATAGCGCGCCCGCCGGCGAGTCGTCCCGCCTACGGGTTCGGGTTGACGGCGTAGGTGTCGATGGCGATCACGCCGAAGTCGCGGTTGCGGAACCGGGTCTTTTTCGTCCCCATGATGGTTCCGGCCGCGATGTCGACCTGGTTCTCGAAGTCGGTGAGCTCCTCTTTCCACTGCATGCGCATGCCGCCGGCGGTGCCGTAGGCTGCGACGCCGGCCTGGCGGGCGAGGAGGAGGGCGCGGGCGGCCGGGAGGTTGACGGTCGCGCCGTAGTCGTTGAAGCGGATCACCGACTCGTGGCTGTGCAGCACGGCGTTGTTAATCATGCCGAGCGAGCCCTTGAAGATCGGGTTGTTCTTGCCCTCGGCGGCCGCGGCGGCCTTCTGGATGTCGAGCCAGGATCCGGGCGCGACCGAGGTCCGCATCGAGTATTCCTGGAAGGGCACCATGACGATGACGAAATGCGGCTCGCCGTTGATCGAGACGGGCAGCATGTTGGGGTTTTCGGGGTTCACGGCCCGGATCATCTGGGCCTTGACCAGGACGCGCTCGATGGCCTGAACGCTCATGACGTCGGCGCTGGTGACGTTGGCCTTGGCGGTGGCGGTGCCGCCGTAGACCAGGTGGTCGGTGTCGGGCGCCTGGATGGCGTTGCCGGCGTGGCCGACCCACGTCACGTCCTCGATGAAGTCCTCGTTGATGCCGCGGGCGCCCGACAGGTAGATGAACATCATCTCGTCGAGGAAGCGGGCCCAATAGTCGCCGAGGCGGTCGCGGGCGACTGAGCGGAGGTCGTGGAGGGTGCGCTTGCGGGTCATGCGGCCGCCGGCACTGACCGGGGCGCGCATCTGGTCGATCATGACCTGGTCGGTGGCGAATTTCAGGTCCTCGCTCTTACCCTGGGCCCGGTCGTCGCCGTAGATCGGACGCTTGCGGAGCTGCAGGGAGAGGTCGAAGCTGATGGTGTCGCCGGCGGCACTGTCGAGGTCCGTCAACCGCTGAATGAAGCTGTTGTCGGTCGTGCCGATGAATTTCCTTTCCCAGTACGCCTTCTTGGCGGTGTCGATGAATAGTTCTGTCGACCAGCGCTTGACGGCTTTGGGATCGCCAACGGGAATTGTGGTGTCCATGCGGATGGGCTCCGTTTCCGGGTTTCGGGAACGTCGCGAGCCCATCCATGCGCTGGCGACCGCGTTGGTGTGCGCCGATTCTGGTCAGGCGAGCAAGCGGTGGTCCGGTTCGGGCTTGCCGGTGATGCCGATGATCGCCGAGGGGTTGGTCAGGCGGACGATCGGCACCGACTTGGCGGCGTCGAAGGCCAGTCGGACCTCGTCGCCGCTCTTTTTCTCGATGGTCAGGGTGGTGGGCCCGCCGATCGCCACGCTGTCGCCTACGCGCACGGTCATTTTCAGCATTGCGGGCGGGCCTACTCACATTCCCCGTTTTTCAGGCGACGGGCTGGCCGCCGTTCCATTCCAGATAGCCCTCGCGCTGCGCGCTGGTGAGGCGGCCCATGGCGTCCTCGTAGGCGAGCGGGTCGGCCTCCATCAGCCGGTCGAGGGCGGCATAGCCCGAGTTGTCGCCGGTGATGATTTCGGGGTCGCTGGCCGGCACCCTGGCGAGGGTCGGCGGGGTTGCCGGCCGGGTTGGGGTCGGCGGGTCCGGCGATCGCCGGGTGACCGCCTGGATGGTGGCCGGGTCGATGCTCTTGGGGTCGACGCCGAGGAGGGCGGCGGAGCCGGCGACGATGTCGGCATGGGCCTTGTCGAGGAAGGCCGGGTCGAAAACGTTCTTGCCGGCGCGCTGGGCCTCGGCCTGGCGCTCGCGGACCAGGCGGTCGAGGCGGGCGTTGAGCTCGGGGTTGTCGGCGTAGGCGGGATACTTGTCGAGGAAGGCGGCGACGTCGACCTCGATCCAGTTGGCGGCGCGCATGTCCTCGGCCTGGCCGGCGCGGGACGACTGCAGCATGACGACGGTTTCGGCCCTGCCGATGCGGCCGAGCTCGGCGGAGAATTCGGAGCCGGTGATGTCGCCGTCGTCGAATTTCTTGGCGACGGCGACGCGCTCGGCTTCGAGGGCGTCGAGGTCGGCCTGGGCGTTGGCGGGGGGTTGCCAGTCGGGGACCGGCGCCGCGGCGACGATTTCGACCTCGTCCTCCGCCTCGGCGTCGGCGGCAGCGGCTTCGGCGGCGGGATCGGCGGCTTCGGCGGCGGCGGGATCGGCCGCCTCGCCCTCGCCGGGCTGGATGGCGGCGGCTTCCTCGTCGGTCAACAAGGCAAGGTCTTGGTCTGATAGTCCGGCCATGGTGGTTTGGCTCCCTTTCGGCTTGGTTCGGCCTCCTTTCCGATTGGGCGATGGGTGGGATCAGGCTGCGCGGCGCATGATTCCGGGCATGTTGTCGGGGGTGGCCGGCTGCGGGGCGAGGCCGCGGGCGGCCGCCGATTGCGGCAGGCCTGGGACGGTTTCGGCGGCTTGCTCCTCGCTGAGCTGCTGGGCGGCGGTTTCGATCTGGTCGAGCTTCGAGGCGTATCCGGCGTCCTCGAGGATGCGATCGGCGACCGGGATGATGCCGGGGGCGCTGATGATGTCCGCGGCGATGTCTATGGCGCCGCGCTTGGCGCCGCCCATCGAGGTGATGTTCGACCTGGCGGTGTCGGCGTCGGTCTTCTTGGCGGCGGCCTCGTTCTTGACCGCCTCGCTGATGAGCTTGCGGAGCTCGGCGAGGACAAAGTCCTCCTGGAGCTTCTTCTGCTTGGCCTGCTCCTCGGCCTTGGCCATGTCCTCGGGGGTGGGCTCGGTCTGGTCGGGGTCGCGCTGGCCGGTGATCGAGCGGATGCGCTTGACGATTTCCTCGCGGTTGGCGAGGTCCATTTCTTCGACCACCAGGTCGAGGATGCCGACCTGGACCTCGGGCGGCATCTTGGCGGTGGCTTCGAGCAACGAGTCGACGTTCTGCTGGCGGATGCTGGCGCGCCAGTCGGCCTCGGAGATGACGAAATCGGCCTTGGAGCTGGTGATGTCGCTGTCGGGGTCCTCGGGGTCGTTGACGGTCGAGAAGGACGGCACGCCGCGCTGGTTGGTGATGCGGATCTGCTTTTCCTCGCTGATGAATTGCTCGGCGAGGGAGAGCTGCTTTTCGCCTTCGATCTGGCTGGCGTAGCGGAGGTTGTCGAACAGCCTGGTCGAGGAGACGGAGCCCTGGGTCTGGCGGCGCTCGATGGCGACGCCGGATGTGGCGTTGGTCTTGCGGCCGAGGTTCTCGTCGGTGACGCCGCTGGCCGATTGGATCAGCATGGCGTCGCGGTCCATGAGCTGCATGTGCTCCTGGGCGAGCTCGCGATCGGCGTTGAGGGTGAGTTCCTTGCCGGCGCGCTTGACGATGATGGCGTCGGGGCGGGCGACCTCCTCGGCGAATTCGTCGAGGTCGTCGACGGCGCCTTCGTCCATGACGACCTTGTTCGAGCTGAGGATGTAGAGGGCCTTGGAGGCGCGCTTGTTGAAGTCCTCGTTGATGTCGCGGACGCGGCGGATCAGGCCGTAGGGCAGGCCGTCCTTGCCGCGGCGATAGCCCCAGATCGGGGTGAACGGGCTCTTGTTGTGACGGTAGGGCGAGGCGTTGAGGTAGAGGAGCCCCTGGGTGGTGGCGAGGGTGCAGTGCATGCGCATGATCGGCTTTTGGATCAGCTCGGCCTCGCCGGTGTCGATCGACAGGCGGTGGCCCTTCGACCATGGGTCGTAGATTTCGCCGGAGAACTGGCCGCCGGCGATGCGGCCGGCCTGGGTCGGGGTTCGGTACCAGCCTTCGATGACGCGGAGGCGGCGGCGGGCGAAGCGGTTGGGGTAGCGGCTGAGCGAGCCGTAGCGGTTGATCTCGTCCTCGCTGAAATCCATTGCTTCGTCGCCGAAGTCGGATGACCGGCCGGTGAAGCGGTCGCCGTCCTCGGAGGCGCGTTCGATCATGTTGGCGCGCTCGGGGAACATCGCGACCATGATGTCCTCGTCGACCCACTTGCTACGGAACCAGTAGCGGCCGTCTTCGAGGCCGAGGTCGGTGGCGGCGCTGTCGTAGAGCATGTTCCGCCAGGATTCGTAGCGGTTGTAGATCAGCTCGCCGTCGTTATCGTCGTCGGCGCCGTCTTCGAGCCAGCCGAGGCCGACCTTGACGGCGTCCTCGAAGGCGCGGGAGCGGTGGAAGGGCGATCGGTTGACGTCGCTGATGTATTTCATCAGCTCGGTCTTCTTCTGGGCGGCGGCCTGGTCCTCCTTGGTGCGGGGCAGGATGCGGTAGTCGGACCGGCCACGTTTTTCGGTGCCGAGGATCCAGTCAACTGACGTGGCGACCAGGTTGAACACCAGCGGGACCTGGCCGCGGGCTTCGAGCTGGACGAGGTCGGTCTGACGCCATTGCTCGCCGTCATAGAAGTTGTCGTCGGAGTGCATCTTGCCGCGGTTTTCCTCCTGCCGGTCGAGCTCGCGGGTGTAGGCGTCCATGATGCGGTGGAAGGACTGGACGGCCTTGGGCTGGTCGAGGGGGTGGTTTTTCGGGGATGGGCGCTCGCCGCGGCGGGCGAACAGGTCCTCGCTGTAGTTTTTGAATTTGACCAGCGACCGCGAGACGCCGGATGGCGGCGGGGAGTCGACCTCCTCGATGACGGAGGTATCGGCGTCGGTGTTGAATGGCATCGGCGGCGACCTCAGTGTTGGGTGACGATTTCGCCTTCGGCGACGACGCGGTTGGTGCCGGTTTCGGTGACCGTGGCCTCGCCGAGGATGTCGGCCTGCCTCAGCTCCTCGGGCATCGGCGGCATGCTGATGAGGTCCTGGAGGTGATCGACGATCAGGCTGCGGATGCGGATCGCGGTCG